CTTTAGAAGACATGAAAAAGAAGCTTATTACTAAGGAAATGGCGTACACACAGCTCGACGACTTTCTAGGAAGAATTGGCGTAATTAAGTCTTTACAACCACATATAAAGAAATCCGAAGTATTCCAACAATGGTTAGAAGATGATCCTTGGAAGAAAAAGAAAAAATGAAACGTTTTAAACAACATTTAGAAGAAAATAAAGGCCCTTGCTGGAATGGTTACAAGCAAATTGGAACCAAAATGAAAAACGGCAAAGAAGTTCCAAATTGCGTGCCTGAAGAAGTTGATATTGAAGAAGGCTCTGAAACTTGGGAAGCTGGGTATAAGCGTAGAGTTGTAAAAACAACAAAACCAGAGCACAAAGAAAAAGGTTATAATTGGCGCATTAAAGGCAAAGATAAGGCCCATCTTACAATTAAGCTTTATAAAGAAAAGCCATCACAAGAAGAGTTTAATAAGCAAATGCGCAGGGTCGCAGGACACGAGTTTGGGGGATAAAATGCAAAGTTTTAAACAACACTTAAAAGAAGCAAAAGTTACTGTTGCAAAATTGCGAGGAGGAATGGTTGTTGATGTAATTCATAGCGGCCGTTCTGCAAAACAATACGGTATTGCTGGAGATAACGTATTTGGAGGTAAAGTTAAAGTTTTAGGACTTGGAATTGTTCCTAGAATTGAAAAGCCTAGCAAAAAACACGTGCAATATAAAGATGTAAAAGATTTTAAATCTAAAAATAAAGATACATTTGCATCAAAAGAAATTGAGTACGGTTATGGCGGTACAAATGCAAAATTAAGAAAAGCTGCTAGTATGGTTGGCAACGGATATCTTGCATGGTTACTTGAGGTCGTGGATGGCGAAAATAAAGGACAAATCGGATATTGCTATATTAGCAATGACGACAAATGGGAAGTTCGTTTCTTAAATAAATCAACAGAATTTAAATTGGAATCATAATGTATAAGTTTAGTAAATATACAGAAAATCGCATTGATTCCATTTGTGAAGAATGCGATTTATATTCTGATTTAGTTATTGAAAAGGCCGAACACGACGGAAGAGAAGTTGAACTCAATAACCCAATTCGCACTTCTGAAAATCCAAATAAAAAATTTAAAGTCTACGTTAAAAATGAAAAAGGTAAAGTTGTAGTTGTTCGTTTTGGCGATCCTAAAATGGATATTAAACGAGATGATCCTGCTCGCCGTAAAAACTTTAGAGCTCGTCACAATTGTGATGACCCAGGCCCAAAATGGAAAGCCCGTTATTGGAGCTGTTACCAATGGCGTGCAGGCGCTAAGGTTGACAATTAAATAAATATAGTCAGATAAAGCTTATTGGATAAATGGATGAAAAAGTTTAAAAAATTCTTAGAGGAAAAAGAACCTCAAACGCTCGCGCAGTTGGCTGCTCAAGAAGCGGGAGCTAAAAAGGAAAAAGAATCTGACGATAAAGCTCCACCTAAAAAAGATAAAGAGGAAAAACAAGATGAAGTTTGATGTTAAAGAAGCATTCTTAAAAGCCTTAACTGAGTTAACTGAGGCAAAAGTTTCTATTCAAGTAACCGATCCTAAAGATGCGATTGCTGCATTAAAAAAGGCCGGTGTTCGTGCAATGCCTGATAAGAAACTGGACGACGAAATTGTTGTTGATTCCAAAGACAAGAAAAAAGTTGTCGCGTGGATGTTAAAGAGCGGATGGGAAAAAGAAGATATTGAAGATCTTTATCCTCAGCTGATGGAAGATAACACAAATGACGTGTCTGACGACGGCGATGAAATGGACAAAGTTCAGCCAAAAGCGTTGAATAAAAAGTTTAAAGATCGTAAAGACAAAGATATTGATAACGATGGCGACGTTGATGACTCTGACGAATATCTTCATAATCGTCGTAAGACAGTATCAAAAGCTATTAATAAATAAAACAATAATAAACCCAATCAAGGAGAAAAGCAATGGCACTTTGGGGAAAAACTGACGCAGATGCGAGCGAACCAAAATGGTTATCAGCAGACGCCAATAACACAAACAAGTCTAACGACAAAGACAACGTCTATTTCGTTGACCTTACAGAAGCTCAAGTAGCTTCTAACCGCGCCAAGGGTATCACTGGCCCAGGTTGGTGGTTATACCACACATCAAATGGCCGTCATTACGCAGAATGTTTGATTCCAATGAAGGTATCAGCTGCAGACGCAGGCGACCAGTCAGATGATTCAGTGGTAGCAGACAGCTAAGATATAGTTGATTTATTATGAAATTAACGGAATCAACCTTTCTGTTATATGCATCAAAACACTATGATAACCCTCAATGCTCAGATGTATCTGAGTTTGAAGAGGATCTGAAAAGATTTCAATATTTAAGAAAACTATTTGGTCGTTATAGACAAGATGGGGATCTTAAAGAAAGGTTGATTCTGAACCACTTGATTATCATATATAATGTTTTTGGGCCCGACGCAACGAATTTGTTGTTTATGCGTTTACACGAGTATCATGAATACTTAAAGCCATTTGTTGAATATTTGAATTTTATGCCATTGGAAATTCGTTATGATGATGTCGTTTTAAGTAAGCATAATATTGCGGGTGACAAACATATTGCAGAAAAGCTTAAAGGAATCTGACTTATGGTCGTTGACTTATTTTTAGTATATCAATTTGTCCGTAGATTGGCAACGCCATTCGAGAAGTGGGATGCCTATAAGCTAGGTATTATTGATAAAGACGGCAATGTCTTACGCAAAAGAAAAACATTAAAAACAAGCAAAGAAGAAAAGGCTTGGGGTCTTTATGACATTATGTTAGCTAACATTAAAAAGTTGTTGGCTAAAGTCCCAGGTGGTAGTTCAAAACTTGCTTCTTATGCTGCAGCTTTATTTTTAATTAAAGAATATAAACATTTTACAGACGAATCTTTACTCAACGAAGATATGGATGAATCTGATATTGATAATGTTCTATTAGAATTTCAAAACCGATATGGTTATTATAACACTCTCGCAGAAAATGTCAATAGTGATTTAGCAGAAAAACTCAAAGCATCAGATCCTATGGGTGATTGGATTGACGATTTCTATAAATCAGATGCTCCTCAATTTAAAGGCAAATCAAAAGAAAAGCGTCGTCAAATGGCGATTGCTGCAAAGCTTGGTGCGATGGATGAAAGCTTGCAAGAAGCAGCGGTCCGTTGGAAACGCGCCGGAAATAACGGCGAAATAGAAGCTACGATTGGCGGTAAAAGATATAAAATCGAAAAAGCCTTAGATCATAACGAACGTCATAAAGGCGAATGGAAAGTTATGGTTATGGATAAGCGTGGATGGGAATGGGAAACTACTGAATACGGTAAAGCCAATGCTAAGGCATGGATTATGGATCGAATGGAAGAAGACGTTTCGGCTGGTAGTGGTGCAATTGCAGGTCTTGGTGTTGGGCCGGATGGTGAGCCAGGGGTTCCACCTAAGGCACGCAAAAAATATAAAGATAAGAATAAGTCAAAATTATTAAGCTTTAAGGAGACGCTAAAATGATCACTTTAGAACAGTTCAGCGCAATGATTCCAAAAAATCGGAATCCTGAAGAATGGTACGAAGCTGCCGTTCCTATGTTTGAACAATATGAAATTAATACAGTAAATCGTATTGCTGGATTTATGGCACAATGCGCTCATGAATCCGCTGATTTTACTCGTCTTGAAGAAAACTTGAACTACAGCGAAAAGGCGTTGAATGCTGTCTTTGGACGTTATTTTGGTGAAGGGAAAGAAGATGCCGCAGAATACGCAAGAAACCCAGAAAAAATCGCAAACTACGTCTACCAAGATGAGTTCCGCACAAAGCGAGGAGCTATGGGGAACGTTAATGCCGGGGATGGCTGGTTATTTAGAGGACGCGGTATCAAACAGCTTACGGGCCGCAATAACTGCACAGCCTTTGGCGAATCAGTCGGTATGTCAGCCGAAGAAGCTGTGGAATATGTAGCAACTCCACAAGGCGCTCTTGAGTCTGCATGTTGGTTTTGGAAAACAAATAAATTAGATCGCCACGCCGACGCTGGTGATAACGTCAAATTAACAAAAGCAATCAATGGCGGAACAATTGGTCTAGATGATCGTAATCGCCGTTGGGAAGAAGCATTACAAGTTTTGGGTGGTGAATATACTCCACCTGCGCCAGCTGCAAAATCTACTAAGAAAGCAGCACCGGCAAGAACTCTTCGCCGTCGTATGCAAGGCGATGATGTGGCGGCTATGCAAAGAGCAATCGGTATTGAACCAGCCGACGGTATTTTCGGTTTAGGTACTGCCGCGGCTGTTAAAGCATGGCAAAAAGCAAACGGCTTAACCGCAGATGGCATTGTCGGTCCTGCAACCCAAGCCAAAATGTTCGGATAATATAAATAATATATAATACGAACATTAAACAAAGGAGAAGACAATGTCTTTAGAAAAAATTATCGCCGACGCGATTGAAGGTAATCCGTTAAATTTAAAAGAATCTTTTGAAGAAGAAATGCGTAATCGTATTGCGTTAGCTCTTGAAGCAAAAGCTGCAGCCGCTGAAGATGACGACATGGATGACGAAGATGACGACATGGATGAAGCGGCATGTGTTCGTGAAATGAAAAAACTATATGCCTCATCTTGTTCTAAAAACGAAATGTATAAAAGATGCAACGAAAAATACGGTTGTTCAAAGGGTAAATTTGAAGCGCTATATGCCCAATATTGCAACAATTAAGGAGAAGACAATGTCTTTAGAAAAAATTATTTTAGAATCTATGAATGGAAATCCTCTCGATGTTAAAGGGCTATTTGAACAAGAAATGCGTAACCGTATT